GCTTGCCCTTGCGAAAGCGGCATATGACGACCTCTTGACGTGCGCCGCTTTCCCGCAAGAGCAGCAGTTCAAGAACGGGCTACCTGTGGGCGCGGGCAATTCACCGCACTACGGTTACCGGGGCATTTTCTTCCCCGAGCCATCCTCTGACCCGCTTGCGATTGCGCAGGGCGGCGACCTCATTTTCCCGGGGTGACCATGAGCGCCATTCAAAAGCTGAACCAAGGCACGCTGACCCTCGCGTCATCGCTGCCGTTCTACGACCCCAACAACGGATCGGACCGCCGCGCTTCGGTGGCAGACCTCGGGGCGTTGCTTGCACAGCAGGAAGTGCAAGACGACGGCTTTATCACGCAATACGAGTCGCCATCGGCCACGGGCTTCAATGTCACGGTGGCTCCGTTTGTGGCTGGCGGCAATGTGTGGGTGCTGTTGGCCCCTCTGGCGGGTTACGCGGCCGGCACGATCACGCTGCCCAGCAATCCGACGAACGCGCAGAAGGTGCTGGTGCATTGCCGGCAGGCTGTCACGACGCTGACTGTCGCGGGCAACGGCGCATTGGTGGTGAGCGGAGCCCCGACATCTCTCGCCGCCGGTGGCTTCTTCCAGATGCGCTATGACGGCGTGTCGCGTGGTTGGTATCGGGTGGGCTAATGGTTGACCTAGCAGGACAACCCGCAGAAATCCGGTTCATGCTGCAAATCACAAGGGCAGCGACCGGCAAGGTGGAAACAGTGGAAATGGTGGGTTTCGTGAACCCGCCGAAGGAGATTCAAGATGGCGGTGACTCATTCAACGGCAGCGCGCAACGCAGCGACGGACGCAGTAACAGCCCTGATCGGGACTAGCGGGCGCCTGCGTTTCCGCCTCTCGGGCACGGTCGGCAGCCCCGGCACCTCGGTTGCCAACCTCGCGCTGTCGGCTACGGCTTTCGGCGCGTCAAGCAGCGGCACGGCCACGGCAAACGCCATCACGAGCGACACCAACGCAACAGGCAACGCCTCGCCTGTTGCAACGGCAACGCTTGAGACGAGCGGCGGCACGGTGGTTATCCATTGCGCGGTAGCTGCATCGGGTTCGGATATCAACATGACGAACGGTCTGACGGTGGCGAACGGCGACACGGTGTCTTGCTCGTCGCTGACCTACACCGCGCTTCCGGCTTGAGCCATGAAGCACTGGTGGCGCGCTTTCCTGCATGTGTTCGGGCAATGGTGGATTGCGTTTGACCAGTTCGCGCACGCCACTCTTGCGCTGTTCTTCCCGCTTGCGTGGCTGGGGACGTGGGCTGACGAAACGCTTTCTTGTCGGGCTTACAGAACGTGGCGCGATGGCAAGCCGTGGGGCAAGGTCTGGATGCCGATCATTGACGGCCTGTTCTTCTGGCAGCGCATCCGGCCCGATGCAATCGGCCATTGCCATCAAGCGTATCTGCGCGAGCTGACCCGCTACCACTTCCCCCCGGAGATGCGATGAGTCGCCTGAACTGCGCCTATTTCACGATCAGCAACAGCCCCGGCACTTCGGGCGCGCTGACGGTTTCCGCTGCCGTTGATTCGACCGTTCGCACGCTGGGAAGCGCTCAGAACGGGCAGGTCTTTGATGCGCGCATCTTCGAAACCGGCGTCGGCTTTGAAATCCGCACGGGCTGCACGTACACGCACAGCGGCACGAGTCTGAGCCGTGGCACGCTGGAAGACAGCAGCACGGGAAGCGCGCTGAACTTCACGTCTGCGGCCAAAGTGATGGTTGTGGAGACTGCGGCGACGTTTGCCGCGCTTGATCTTCAGCTTTCGCGGGGTAGTGTCATCGTTCGTAACGACGGCACGACAACCACCTCTATCAGCGCCAGCACCTTTACCAAGATTTCCGCCATCAACTCGGAGGAATATGACCCGCTTGGCTGGTGGGACAACTCCACCACGCGGTTTCAGCCTACCCGCGTGGGCCGCTATCTCTGCATGATGGGCATTCAAGTAAACCAAGCGATGGCGTCGATTGGGAACGTGTCTTCTGTTATCGCCAGCCTGAGAAAGAACGGCGCCGACTTTGCGCACGTTGCCCGAGGCTGGGTTTACCAAGACGTGGGCATCGCCGCCAAGAACGTCGGTGTCTCGGGCTCGGCCATCATTTATCTGAACGGCTCCAGCGACTATGTTGAGCCGTTCGGATGGCAGAACGACACAAGCGCGCGTTCAACAGTGGCAGGCGCTGAACGTCAGTTCTTCATGGCCACTTATCTGGGGGATTCGTGATGCTGGCGGTCACTCTGGCTTACCTGTTCCCCGGCATTGATTTTGAGTCTCAGTGCGTTCTGGTAGACGAAGGGAATGGCGCCTTTATCGCAGCATGGGGCCGCCCCGAGCCTCAACCCACGCTTGCAGAAATCGAAGCCGCAGCCCCTGCCGCAGCCGTCTGGTGGGCGCGCAAGCAAATTGCCCCCGTGACCCGCCGCCAGATGCTGACGGCGTTGCACCGCTCTGGACTGCTGGCGACCATCAAAGGCGCTGTGGCAGCTTCGGGCGACGTGGAATTGCAGATCGCCTTCGACGAGAGCCAAGAGTTCCAGCGGGACAACCCTTTCTTGGCGACGATGGCCGCCGCGCTGGGCAAGACTGATGCCGAGGTGGATGCCATCTTTTCGCTGGCCGCGACCCTGTAGGGCTAAATGACCGCCATCTTCGCCACTGCGGGCTTCCCAACTGCGGCGCCCGATGCGGCGCTGGGTGGAGGTGGCGGGCCAGTAACGCACGCGACCTCGGGCTCACTAGCCGGCGCGGGCGCAGTCATCGCGGCATCGGCTGCGCGCACAAGGGCGCATCCGACAAGCGGCGCTCTAACGGCGGCAGGCGCCGCAGTTGTTGGGGCGGCAGCGCGAGTCGGGGCGGCAGTTACGCACGCGACAAGCGGCGTGCTGGTGGGCGCGGGGGCGATTCTCTCCGGTGTGGCGCGAATTGCCACGCACCGCACAAGCGGGGCGCTGCTGGGCGGGGGGGCTGTTGTTGTTGGTTCTGCCGCGCTGCCGACTCCTCCGAACAATGAACAGGTCTTGGCAATTCCCCGCTTCGGGCTGCGCGTGAAAACGGGCGAGCTGTTCCCGCTGGTGTTGGGTGCTGACAACGTGCCTATCGGCTATCTGCGGAACGGCTCTCAAGTGTCTATCCGGCTCATCAACGCATCGACCCGCAGCGCAGCGATCAACGCGCAAGGCGATGTCTTCCAGATCATTTAGCCATGGCACAAATCCCCATCCTGAGCGGCATCTATACCAACGAGGCGCCCGACTTCCGGCCGGCGTACCCTCGGAATCTGACGCCGACCGCGACGAATCAGGGCATCTCTAACGGCTACCTTCGGCCGGCTCCGGGGCTTGTGGGCATCGGCTCGGGGCCTGGCGCTCCGCGCGGCGGCATCGTGTGGGAAGGCCGCGCTTATCGCGTGATGGGCTCCAAGCTGTGCGAGCAGTCATCCACCGGCTCAATCACGGTGCTGGCTGACGTAGGCCCGGGGGCACAGGCATCGCTTGACTACGGCTACGGCCGGCTTGCTGTTGCCTCGGGGGGTTCCCTGTACTACTGGACGGGCTCGGCGCTCGAAAAGGTGACGGACACAGACGCCGGCAACGTGCTGGACGTGGTGTGGATTGCGGGGTATTACGCTTTCACGGACGGCACAAACCTTATCGTCACAGACCTGACGGACCCGCTATCCGTAAACCCCCTGCGCTACGGCTCCAGCGAGTTTGACCCGGACCCCATCGTCGGCGTGGATGAACTGCGAAACGAGCTTTACGCCTTCAACCGCAACAGTATCGAGCCCTTCCAGAACGTGGGTGGTAACGGTTTCCCCTTCCAGCGCATCGAAGGTGCGGCGGTGCCTCGCGGGCCCGTCGGAACGCACACTTTCTGCAAGTATCTCGAAACCTTTGCCTTCATGGGCTCGGGCCGGAATGAGGCCATCGGCGTGTTTCTGACGCTGCCCGGGGATTCTCAGCGAATCTCTACCCCGGGTATTGAGGCCACGTTGCAGGAATATACCGAGGCCGAACTGGCTGCGGCTATCGTGGAGTGCAGGGTTCAGCAGGCAACGAGCGTGCTGTATATCCACCTTACAGATCAGACGCTGTGTTTTGATTCTGCGATGAGCAAGGTGGTAGGCGAGCCGGTTTGGTATACCCTGACGACGAGTATCGT